GGCCTCGGCCTCGTGCTCTTCGAAGCTGCTATCCACCTCGATCGCTTCGATTTGTTCGATCTTGGCTTTCAACTCGGCGCTGCTGTCGTGGGCGCTCAGAACGGTGGTGTCGAAGGCATCCATGCGCAGGAGGATCTGCCGGACACGCTCGGCTTCCTGTTTCTCGGCTTCCTCTGCCGGACCCTTGATCCTGTCCCGCAACGCGTCCAGACGCTCGACAGCGATCTTGCCCGCGGCGTTCACCTTGTCGATTTGATCCCGCCAGTCCTTGGTGCTGTCCTTGCGAACATCTTCCAGAGCCGTCTTGGTGCTGGATACCTGTCTTGCAAGGGACTTCGCGGCCTTCCGGCCTTTGGCGGTGGTGACATCATGGGTGACGCCCTTCAAGGGCGCCTCGATCATATCAATCAGCTGCAGGATGCCCTGGTCTCCATTCTCACCACCGGTGCCATGGAAGAAGCCAGCAAGGTTCTTCTTCTCCGGCAGGACGATCAGATCCGTGGAGCCGGTGTCATCGTTCTCAGGGGCGTCTGTTTCAACTTGGTCCTTCATGGGGTGTTCCTCTCGAAAGAAAAGTGGCGGGCGGAGTTCCGATTGTTGTTGTGAGTGGTGGTCTTTTCCGCCCGCCGAGGTGCGCGCTGCGAGGCTGGGATGGCGTCTCCCAAAACAGCGCGGGGGGAGTGTTCAGGCCGCTAGATCTTTGACGCGGTTCCAGAGCCACATGCGCTCGACTTCCTGCGCTCGGAGCGGGGCGTTCATGAAAGGCTGATCGAAATGGGTGCAGTGCGGCAGATCGTGGCGCGTCGGGAAGTCCATCTGCACGAGCCACTTAAAGGCCAGAAACGGGATCAGCGAACGGCTGGTGTAATCGATCTCGACCACCTTTGAGCCGCATACCGCATAGTGATCAAACCGGGCGTGACCTTCTTCCTTGCGGTGGACCACATAGGTCCAGCCACGATAGCGTCCCTCAATGGTGCTGTAGGTTTGCGCCACCGGATCCTTGAGAGCCGCCAGGATAGGGTCGTCAGGTGGGGTAGGGATGTCGGCTGAAATATTCATTTTTCACCTCGCTGGTTGAGGTGAAGGTAGTATTCAAAATGAATACCGTCAAGAAAAAAGTATTCACATCGAATACCGCACCTGCGAACATGTTAAGCAAGGTGGGGGTGGCGACGACCCCTCGGGAGGAATCACCGTTGATAGAAGAGCAGAAAATTGACTTACTTTTTCGGGCGATGGAGAGAGGTATACCCTTGGAAAGGGTGTACCGGATCCTGCTAATGCCCAGGCGCGAAGGTCAGTGTCGGAATTTGTCCGGAAGGTTGGATTCCTGACCGGCAAGAAGGTATTCCATAGGAACACCGTAGATCACAAATACATTGTAGAGCTGATCCACGGTTAGCATACGATTTCCGCTTTCAACTTGTGAATAGTTCGACTTGGAAACGCCAATGGATTCGGCGAAGTCCTTCTTTGATAACCCGCTTTTCTCGCGAATATAGATGATTCTGGCCTGAAAGGCCTCTCTGTCAACCTGCTGTAATTTGCGGGGCGGTGATGCTCGTTCTGTCATGCTCCCATGGTCGCAGCGCAGCGCGATTTTGGAAGATCTCAGATTGAAGGGGCTTGACCGGTATTCAATTTGAAAACTATAAAGCCCCATGCGTACCGTTTCAGACATCATTGCCAGTTTCGGAGGCCCCTCTGCTTTTGCGAAATTCTTTGGGGTTTCTAAGAGCACAGTGAACACGTGGCGCCGCCGGAACTATTTGCCGCCCGAAAGAGACCTCGAATTGGTCAAGGAAGCTCATCGAAGGAAAATCGATCTGACTTATGAGCACTTGGCAAAGATCCGTTCGGTTGACGCGGCTGCGTAGTTTTCGCGGGCTGTTGCCTCAATATGTGTTCAGGCTGAATACATTCAAGGGACGCTGGCGATGTTGTTGAAGCCGTTGGATCTTTGGAGGTTCCCTTGAGCAAATACGACAATACAGACAGGGCCAGACCATTCCTGGATGTCGCTGAGCGCATCCAATGGCACCGGCAGATCGTGGGTCTGACACAGAAGCAGTACGCCCAATCCATCCTGACCAAGCGCAGCGCCTTCTCTCTATGGGAGGCCGGAACCCACCGACTTTCGCTGAATGGCGCTTTGGCAATTCACCACAAATACGGGCTGACGCTGGATTTTCTGTACCTCGGGGATTCTGACGCGCTTCCGATGACCCTTCGGAACGCTTGGCTGAAGGATCACCCAGCCTATCCGGTTCGAGCGATCCAACCAGACGAAATCAAACACGGGGGCGGTGATAGCCGCTCCTGATCATCGGGTGTGGCCGCGTGCCTGCCCCCATCAGCAAAGGAGAGATCCCCATGGGAAAGAGTGAAGGCGCCACCGTGCGCGAAGCATTTGACGGGCCGGAGGTCGAGCACGACGCTCTGATCAGCTTCTACGAGGCCCGGATCGCTGAGGAGCACGCACGTTCCTCTGATGCCAGCGAGAGCGCGGCCAAGGTCAATCAGTTCCTCGAAGAGACCGGGCTGAATAGTCAGGCTTGCAGCTGGGGGAAGTCGATCCTGAAAAAGCTCCCGAAGAAGGATGGTCAGCATAAGGCGATGGACATCATCCGCTCCCTGAAGGCGCTGCTTCCGTTGCTGGAAGATCATGTCGGCGGGCAGGGCACCGGCGAAATGGATCTGGAGGGTCCGAAGCCGAAGGAAGAGGCGAAGCCCGCGGCAAAACCGAAGGCGGCGGCCAAGCCCAAGGCCACCAAGCCAAAGGCAACAGCTGCAAAACCCAAGCCCAAGCTGAAAGCCGTGGACTCCGAGACCGAGGAGTTCAATGCGGCGGTCGACAAGACCATGGGCGACGGCAAGGGGAACGTCACTCCTATCGATTTTGGCGGGGGCAGCGCGTGAGAATTTTGGCGCTGGACATTGCAACGCAGACCGGAATCGCAGTGGGCGATTCCGGTAGCCAACCGCGTGCGTGGTCGATCAGTCTTGGTGAGGCGCCCGACAGGGGGCGCTTGTCCAAGGATGCAAAGGCCGCGCTTGATGGGCGTCGTTTCTCGAACGCCCTCAAGATGACACAGGGCCTGATCGAGCATCACAGCCCGGATCTGATCGTTGTGGAGGCCGCAATCGGCGGTGCCAAGGCATCCCATTACCTGATCGGGCTCGTCGCCTGCGTGCGCGGGTGTGCCGCCAATCGGGGTGTCACCTGCAAACCGGCAAATCTCAGCACAGTCAGAAAGCATTTCTTGGGCCGGTCCATCTCGGTCAACGACTTCCCATACCTGAAATCGAAGGACGCCAAGAAGAAGGCGATCAAGCGGGAAGTGCTGAAACGCTGCGAGCTCCTGAAATGGGATGTCGATGGTGACGATGACGCAGCCGATGCATGCGCGATCTGGGATTGGGCCTGTGCCGAGTTTGCACGGGGCTACCAGGCGCAGCCGGGGGGGGATCTGTTCCATGCCAACGGCTGAGACGAACACCCAATGGATTTGCCGCGTCCGGGAGGCGCTGGCTGAAGGTCTCGGCGTCGAGGACATCGCACTGCGTCTGTCCTGCGCCGTGGAGGACGTGCGGAGGGAGGTCGAGATCCTGCGGGAGACCGACAACCTGGGCCGCCTATACGAGAGGAGCGAGGCATGAGCAACGAATGCACAACTTTGGTGCAGAAAAGGCGCCTTGGATCACCCACCAGAAAAGCCGTGATGATGTACTTAGCGGATCGGGCGAGCGATGACGGTTCAGGCATCTGGACGAGTAAATCTCACATCGCAGCCGACACTGAACTCGGGAAGCGATCTGTTCAGAAGGTGATCAAAGATTTCGAGCAGGAAGGACTGTTGCTCAAGATCGGAACCAGACCCTGCCAGAACGGATACACCTACGAGTACAAGCTGATTTTGGACGGTATCCGTAAGCTCCCAAGCACCCGTGACGATAGGGGTGCATCAGGTGCACCCGTGCATCAGGTGCACCCGTCAGGTGCATCAGGTGCACCCCAAGACGTGCACCCGGTGCACCCAAACCACCCTTTAACCACCCATGAACCACCCATTGCGCGCGAAGGGTCGATAGATCTTTTCTCAGCATCAGGTCAGCCAACTCCAGAAAATGGAGATGGTGCCGAGGCCAAGAAGCCCGACAGCATCGAAGAGAGCTTCGAGAAGTTCTGGAAGGCCTATCCGAAGAAGGCGGGCAAACCGAACGCGCTCAAAGCATGGAAGGCGGCGATCAAGCACGCGGATCCAGATCGGATCATCAGCGGGGCAGAGCGGTATGCCGAATGGCTCAGCGGCGCCGCCCCGGGCGAGTTCCGACCGCAGCCGAAATACCCGCAGGGCTGGCTGAACGATCATCGCTGGACCGAATTCGAGGACAGCGACAACGGCGAGCCACGGGAGGAAGATCTATCCCGGCACCAGCACGCGATGCTCAGGGACGGGCGGGTTCCGCCTTCGATGGCAGATGACAACGGCCGACCGAATGCGGCGGCCCGGTATTGGCTCAAGAAATTTGGCTACGGGAGAGCAGCATGAAACACGAACAGATTTCCGCCGGCATGTATTCGATCGAGGCCGAGCAGCTGGTGCTTGGCGCGGTGCTGGCCGTAAACGACCGCTACCACGAGGTGGCGAGTATGCTGAACCCCGAACATTTCTGGGATCCGGTTCATGGGCTGATCTGGAAGAACATCGCGGCTCGGGTCACGCGCGATCACCTGGTTTCTCCGGTCACGGTGCAGAGCGATCTGGCGGCAAACGAAGGGTTTCAGAAAATCGGCGGGGGGAAGTATCTGACCAACCTCGTTGCGGGCAGTATTTCAGGCTCCATGGTCAGGGACTACGCGAAAATGCTGGTCGACCTCCACGGGCGGCGGACGCTGGCCGGTCGTCTGGAGCAGCTGGCGGGAGAGCTTCAGAACGGGCGCGGTGCCGATGATGCTGCAGCTGAGCTGGAGCTTCTGCTTCATGAGCGGGAAGAAACATCGGCGGAGCCGCGCACGATGTCCTTCCTCAAGGCGCAGACCTTGGCCCTAAAGCAGATGCAGGAGGTTCAGGAAGGCGCCGTGGTGGGTGTTCCGACCGGCATTCGTGAGCTGGACGAAAAACTGAGCCTCGCGCCGAAACGGTACACGATCCTTGGTGGCGCCACATCGATGGGTAAGACCGGTCTTGCACTGTCCATCGCCACGGCAGCGGCCAAGGCAGGGCACGGGGTTGGTTTCGTCACCTTGGAGATGCCAGAGGAAGATCTGGCGAACCGGATCAACAGCTCTGTCTCGCAGGTGCCCTACAAGGCCTATGACCGGAAGATGAGCGAAAACACCTGGCGGCAGGTGATCGAGGCGGCCAAGGAACTGGAAGGACTTCCAATGGAGGTTTTTTCAGAGCGGGTCCGAGATGTGCCGGCCATCCTGTCAGAAGCGAAAAAGCTCAAGCGCAAGATGGTTCCGAACGGCCAGTTCAAAGGGTTTCGGCTGCTTGTCATCGATTACATCCAACTGGTTCGGGGGCGTGGCGAAAGCGAGTTCGTGCGGCTCTCTCAGGTTGCCAATGACCTGAAACAGGTCGCGAAGCAGCTGGACGTTCATGTCCTGGCTTTGGCTCAGATCGACCGCAACCTCTCAAAAGAGGAGAACTATCGGAACGCTCGCCCCAAAAAGGCCGACCTCAGAGGTAGTGGCGATCTCGAAAATGCCCCTGACAATGTGGTCTTTATCTTCCGGCCTGAGGAGTACCTGCTTCGCCAGCAACCGCCCACCAAGGAGGCCGAGCTGAAGGA